TGGCACAATAAACGCTATGGAGTTTTAATTCATTTAGTCGTGGTTCACGAATAAGGACTGCGCGCCGAAGCCTGCTTAAGCCTTAATGGTGTGACTAATAGTCATCTTAACATCATCCCTAGTGATAAGTCGAGAGGGGTCAAAACTAGGTGCCAAAATGGCGCGATCTTCGGGACTAACCTAAAGCTTCTTTTAATTTTAAGAAACGCCGTAATTCTATTGAGTTTTTTTAATAGTGCCATTTTCAATTCTTACTAAAAAACTAACTAAAAAAACGGCGCGACTTTTAGTGTTGTTTCTAATAGAAACTAAACTAACTAATCAACTAATTAAAACTAATTCTGTTTCTAATAGAAACAACTACGCCCTAATCATTAATTAATTACTGCGCCGATATTAAAGAATAGATAGGCAACCATAACTATTACTTAGGTAGTAGTTGTTTAGTTAATTAACACCTAATGCCTGTCCTGTATCGGTAAATAAACAAACCCCAGAGTGTTAAATATGAGTTATAATAGGGGGTAGTACATCCCATTTGGAACTTTTGTTGGTTGTTTGGACCTTGTCTGACCTGCGATTATGTACTTTTTTGTTGTTTGTGTGTTACCTTTTTGGTTGGTAACAGGTTAGATATAGTGTAAGGGTTTTTATTATTATTGCTTTCGCCTGACGCCCCTGGCGAAAGGGGTAGTGTTTAATGGAAATCGCTTGTTGCGATTTCCTTATATAATATAATATTGGTGGTTTATAATATGTCGGCTAGGGCTGGGGATGCGCACCATACTAGGGAACTGAGTGCCCAAAGGAAGGACGATTTCCTTAAGGCTTTAGGGTCTGGTATGACGGTGGCTGATGCTTCTAAGGTGGCTGGGGTTAAACCTGACACGGTGAAGTATTGGACTAAGACCGATAAAAAATTTCGCGAACTTTTGGATGATGCTCGTATCTCTAGGGATGAGGTTCGGGCTGGTAAGAAATCGTCTGATAAGTTTGATATAGACTTTAAAGAGTTTTCTGAGCAGTATTTGGAGATGAAGGTTTTTCCTCATCAGGAGAATTTTATTAGCCTGTTGGAAAAGGGGGAGCCTGCGTGGGTTCATCCTTCTATGGTGTATGAGCCTTCGACACGTAACCGTGTTTTGATAAATATTCCTCCTGAGCACGCTAAGTCCACTACTGTGACTATCAACTATTCAACGTATCGTATTGCGTTGAACCCTAATGTTCGTATCATTATTGTGTCTAAGACTTTGTATAAGGCACGCGAGTTTGTTTACGCTATTAAGCAAAGATTGTCTCATCCTAGGTGGCAGAAACTTCAGGCTATGTATGGTCCTGAAGGTGGTTGGGAACAGGATGCTGATACTTGGCGTACTGACACAGTGTATCTTGGTTCTGAGGCTAGGGACTCTTCTGAGAAAGACCCAACGATTCAAGCCCTTGGTATGGGTGGACAAATTTACGGTGCACGCGCCGATTTAATTATTCTTGATGACTGCATCACTGGTGCTAACGCCCACGAATGGGAAAAGCAAATCAAGTGGTTGCAACAGGAAGTTATTACTCGTTTGGGTAAAAACGGTAAACTTCTTATTGTTGGTACACGCATTGCTTCTAATGACTTGTACCGTGAACTTCGCAATCCAGAACATTGGTCTGGGGGCAAAACCCCTTTCACCTATTTGGCTATGCCAGCAGTTCTTGAGGTTGCGGATAAAAGTGACGACTGGGTGACGCTCTGGTCTCGAAGCGACCGTCCTTGGGACGGTGACGAGGACACCACACCTGATTCTGATGGACTATATCCAAAGTGGGATGGTCCTGCGCTTTACCAACGTCGCTCAGAAGTCACCCCCCAAACTTGGGCTATGGTATATCAACAGCAAGATGTTGAAGAAGATTCCATATTCCCACCAATATGTGTTCAAAGTTCTATAAGTGGGATGCGTAAAGTTGGTCCTATACGTTTAGGTTCACCAGGTCATCCTGATAATGGTACGTTCAGAATTGTTATGGGTATGGACCCTGCAATGTCTGGTGCCACAGCAGCCGTGATAATGGCTGTAGATGTTGAAACCAAGAAACGTTACGTTCTTGATGCAATAAATATGACGGAACCTACTCCTGAAAAAATTCGAAACTTAATTCAAGAGTGGACTTTAAAATATCAACCTAACGTTGTAGTAGTGGAGAAGAATGCGTTTCAGTTATTCCTTACGAAAGACGAAGCGATACGTGATTTTCTTGCTTCTCGTGGAATCGTATTTCGTGAGCACTTCACTGGTAACAACAAATGGGACGTCGATTTCGGGATTGCATCGATGGCTCCGTTGTTTGGAACGTCTAGCGAAAACAAATTCGTTAGAAACTCCAACCTCATAGATTTACCTTCAACGAGCAATAGTGAAGGGATTAAGGCTTTAATTAACCAACTCATTGTCTGGAAACCAGATATGAGAAAAGGTCAACCATTTGATATGGTTATGGCTTTGTGGTTCTGCGAGATTGTTGTAAGGGAATGGGTTGAACGTTCAGGTTCTACCACAAACTATATGACTTCACGTTGGGCTAGTAGGAAACAATTGGCAAGCAGATTCATTGTTGATTTGGATGAAGCGTTTGCTGAACAACAATCAGAAATGTTTTATCAATAAGGAGCAACAATGGCTAAAGATAATAAAAAGAAATCAATGGGTACCTCAAGAGCCTACAGCCGTAAAGGTGGCGCTGCTGATGTACAAAAAGCAATCAGTGCTAATTCCAAAAAATTTAAAGCAATGACCCCTGCACAGAAAAAAGCATATGTTGCTAAACAAGCAAAGTCTGTTGCTAAAGGTGTAGTTACAGTTGCTTCAATGACTGGTGGTGCAGGACTTGCACGTAAAGGTGGAGTTGTTGCTGCTCGTAAACTTGTACCTGCAAAGAAAATGAAACTTGACCAAACCCTTAATAAAATGGGAAAGGCTTTAAGTAACTCTAAAGCACCTGCAAGAACAACTCGTGCAAGCCAACCAACATCAGAGTTAGAAAGAAACATTGGCAGAACTTCAGCATTAAGAAGGAAGTTCCCAGAAAAGTACAACCCTTCAAAAAAAAAGTAGATAAACAGAACACCTCAACAATTAGAGAAAGTCTTGCTAGGGCTGAACAGGCTCGAAACAAGTACGGTGCTAATAAAGATGTTCTTAATCTTGAATACAAAAGAAATCAAAAAAGACTTAGAGGTAAGTAGTGTCAATAAACATAACTAAAATTGCTGCCAAAGTTGAGGCATTAAAACGCCGCAACGCCAGCAGAGACGCTCGTATGGGCGACATCCTTGAAGTACGCAGGGGCAACCTTGTTAACGTGTTTCCTGAAATGTTCCCTGAAGGCGCAACCAAGGCTATGATAGCAAACTTCGTTGACGTTGCCGCTCGTGACGTCAGCGAGGTCTTAGCACCATTACCTTCATTTAACTGCACATCAACTCTTAACTCTGACCGTGCAAAAAAGTTTGCTGACACAAAAACCCTTATTGCAAATAATTATATTCAACACGCACGTTTACAAACACAAATGTACACAGGTGCTGACTGGTACGGAACCTATGGTTTCTTACCTATCATTGTTGAAGCAGATACAGAAGCAAATCTTCCACGTATCCGTGTAGAAAACCCACTAGGTTCATACCCAGAGTTTGACAGATATGGTCGTGTTGTATCTTTCACAAAAAGATACATTAAAACAATTGCTGAACTTATTGTTGAATTCCCAGAATTTGAAAGAGAAATCCTTAACGGATACAGACTAGATGAAGTTGACCTTTATTCCGAATTAGAAATGATTCGTTATGAAGATAAAAACATTATCCTATTATACTTACCTAACAGAGGTAACCTAGTTTTAACCAGCACAGATAACCCAATGGGTGAAGTGATGGTTCGCGTTGCTATGCGCCCAGGAATTGACAATGAACCACGCGGTCAATTTGATGATGTTCTTTGGGTACAAATAGCACGCGCAAGATTTGCACAGTTAGCAATGGACGCTGCAGAGAAATCTATCAACGCACCATTGGCTGTACCAAACGACTTGCAAGAGTTTGCTTTTGGTCCAGATGCTGTGCTTAGGACCGCTCAACCGCAGAACATTCGCCGTGTAGGCTTAGAAGTTCCTCCTGCTGCGTTCACAGAAGCCGCCCTATTACAACAAGAAATGCGTATGGGTGCTCGTTACCCTGAAGGTCGTTCAGGTAACATTGATGCATCTATCATTACAGGACAAGGTGTACAAGCCTTACTTGGTGCATTTGACACACAAGTTAAAACTGGTCAACAAATTTTAACAGACACATTTGAAGACGTATTAGAACTATGCTTCAAAATGGATGAGAAACTTTTCCCAGCACCAAAGAAAATTAACGCAGTATCTAATGGTGCTAAATACGAATTAGAATACAGCCCACGTAAAGACATCAGAGGCGACTATTCAATTCAAGTACGTTACGGTTTAATGTCAGGACTTGACCCAAGCCGTGCATTAATCTTCTCACTTCAAGCACTTGGTGCTGATTTAATATCAAGA